ATCAGAGGGATCAGAAACATACAAATCCACCACCACCATATACCCGCCGGTCGGTATCATTTCGTCTTTCATTGCTTGAATCTTGGCTATTTTTTGCGCTTGAATTTGTTCCCGCATCTGAACATTCTCGGCATAATTTTGTTTTATCTCGTCGGGAAGCAAATCAAAATCCGGTTCTCGCATCCGGGCCACGAGTCGTCCGATCATGTACGGATGTTCGTCGTATTCGTGTATCAGAGGACGTTTTCCGCGATCAAGAGCTAGGATGTCATTCGTCGCGGAACGTTTATTGATCGTGAGATCAGAGGTGACCGCTTTCGAGTTTCCAAATGGCATCGCTTCTAAGATACTTCCTATATCCCCAGGAGAAAGTTGTGATCCTACGTACTGAAGTGTCTGGTTCAATACCAACTGTTTTCCAAAAGTCGTATCCATATCTTCAGCACGAGGAACAACTTTTATTTGATAGGAAATGTCTGATGCATTCCTAAATTCCTCAATGTTCGGAATTTCATCCCGTCCGAGTATCTCAGCTACCATCTCATCAGGCATGTGGTACTTCGCTAATTTAGTATAGGTGAGTGTTACGTTCCTTAAAAAGCGTTCAAACCTCCCAATAGGGCGTGCGGATTGTTTCTTCTGTCTTGCACTCCGAAAAAGAAGTGCATAGGGATCGACTTGCCCCGTGATCTGAACATCGTCGATTTCTTCTTTGACACCCATGACCATGTAGAGTTCTGCGATTGTTCCTTCCATGTGCGCTACGAACTGTGACCCATCTCGACCCGCTAAGATCGTAGGCTCCGTCCCAGTCGTGGTTATATGTCGGACTCCTGGGATTGAGGCACCCTGACTGATTTTCGTTCCAGACTGGGTGATGATCTTATCATCGCCAAGCGCCATCTGATGCTCCGCGATTTTTGATGCGGTTCTGTTGATTTCAGCTTGGTATGGTCTGATCGTCCGTATCGGGGAACGCCCGCGAGCACTCGTCTGAACTTTCCGATAAACTTCCAACACAATAGGAAACACTTTTGCTGGAAGAGGGCCTTCCGTCAGAATTCCCTTCTTTGTTACAAAGAAAAAATATCCACTCGGATATTGAAAACACGGACGGAAATAGTATTCCCGCAAGAATACCTCATTTTTTGTTCTCCGGAATGTGTTTTTTTCAGCGTCGAATACGACCATTGTCTCGTCGTATGATTCGACGATCATGTTTTCTTGGCTAGGAAATTGGGAAATAAGTTTCTTTTTGCTGACCATTTTTTTGATTCCAAGCATCGGACTTTTTCGGATGTCCTGTGTTCCCGGAGTTCTAAAAAGATTGAAACCATAAATCTGCTCGAAAACCATGTTTCCCTGATAAATGGGTTCTCCGGCGGCAGGAGTTCCATCTTCATTGAAAACCGGTTCTTTCGTCAATTCATCGAGTTCTTGTTTGTACGCTTGAAGTTTTCCCTCGGTAACATCCCAAAAAATCTTGGTTGCCACTTCTCCAATCCCAACAAAATCGTCAGCCCAATCCTCGATCATTGACTCAAGATCGTGCTTTTCCTTGGCATAAGACCAAAGTTTTTCGTGCTGTTCAGCTACCTTTTGATCTCTTAATTCCGTTTCATTTGCAGGAAGAATGGTAACTCCGGGAGCGGCAGAGACAATATTATTGGAATAAATATCCACGATCTTTTGCGTATGGTTTTTCGTAAGCCTGATTTTTTGTTGGTCAGTCAATTCTTTCGAACTTCTGATTCTGCGGTAAAAATCCGATTGCCGTCTGGAGTAATGATCACCATCAACTATGAGGAGATTCGAGCGCATCTCTGCGAAGATTGATTTATCCAGAGTCTCCGACTCATCGTAAAAAGCTTGAAGATCGGAAAAAGAATGTGGAACATGAGCCATCAGTTATCCTCGTCCTCTTTTGTATTTAAAAGTTCTCCGCTCATCACGAGTTTTTCATACTGCTCTGGGTCTTCTATTTTCATGAGTTCTATCTGATCCTGTCGCAATCTTAACTCTTCAAGTTCCAAAGCACGGCGCGCTGATACCTCCTGAAGTTTCCTTTTTTTTTCGATAGAATCCGTTTTTCCTACCTCATGAGGTTGGACTGGAGTCAGTAAGGAAGCATCAAACCTGAGGGATAAGCCTCGGAAAGATAACTCCCTTACCCCCGCATCCTTGCAGCTCTGAATTATACGAGAAACATCTTCAGAACGCAAATCGCTGTTTTTAACAGATTGGATCAAGTTGCTCGTTGTACTCCGCGACTTCTTCCTCAAACGTATCTTGTGCATCTGCTATCCTCCCCGGATCGTCTGGCGGAATTCCGTTCTTCCGCCATTCAAGTCTCATTTTGACATACTCTTCTTCAGGACTTAATCCACTCTGTCGTTTTGTAGCTTCTAGTGAATTCGCTACATCAATTGGAAGTTCCGACAAATCCCATGGCACTCCAATTATTGCATATCTGGTAGAATCCGCGAGGTCATCTTCTTGAATACTCTTCGGCTTATCATTACGAAGTGCTGATAGTTCAACACCGAGTTTATATATCTCCGCATCCGAAGAATCAAGCTCAAGCATCTTGTGTTTGAAAAGAAGATTCAAGAGCGATTCGCCTCGCGCATGATTCTTGTTCGCTGGTAAAAACGTATGTCCCATTCGCATCGCAGTCATTTCAAAATCCTTGCTTGCGAAATCATACCATGCAGTAACTAATCGGTTCTTTATCTGCGCATCATCCATGATCTCGATATGCTTATTTACCATATCGGAAGAAGTCGTAGGAATGCCGTCCCCACGCCAGGCGCGAAATATCCGGCCAAACTTATAATCCGGTCTTACTGCCAAGTAGATCAATGCCGATGGGTGCCCGCCTCTTCTTTTTCCAACCCGTGTTCCTCCCGAACCCGCATCTGCAGCCGCGTATATCATCCAGTCTTTTGGAACAGGTTTAGGCGGACTCGGTCCGAAATTCGTCTTCAAATTGAACTGCGGATAGGTTCTTCCCGATAAGTCTCGCACAAACCGGCCATGCACTCGGCGCAAAACCTCCTCGTGCGTGGAGCATGATGCAATCACCTCCTCGATCCGCTCAACCGTCCAATGCGAGGAAGTTCCGTCCACAAACCTCACGCAGTCGTATAAACTTATCGTCCACTTTTTCGCTTTTGGAAGATTCACATCCTCGTGTGTTTCCGGTTCCATCGCTTTACGCCAGAATTCCTGTCCCAGAGTCGCCGTGAATACTGTGTGGAAATACCCATTCGTGGCCGTAAGCCGGAAGATGAATTCATCGTAGTAATCGACTGGAACTTCTTCATCTGCAAAAATAGAGTGAAGCGTGCTTGCCTGGAGATTTGTGACCTTCTGTGAATACGTCTTGAAATAAACTAAAACTCCGGTTTCCAGAAAACGGATTCCCGATAATTTCCCCTGAAAATGAAGTTGCTTCCAGCGATAAGGATTTCGTTTTCCATTTTCCAGGTATTCATCAAATTGGTATTTCCCGGTTGGAAGAAGCGTCTTCCATTTCGTCTCGAATTCCACTTGCACCATTTCCGCCGATGGATAGAAGTACCAGAATTGCTGCGGTTTCGTATTCCAAAGCAAAGGCCACTTATCAACATTCGTTGCCCAATCAATACACTTCCTGATCTGAGTCACGGACTTTCCACTTTGATTCGCGGCAGTCAATAAGTTCATCTTCGCGGTGGAATCAAAAAACTCCCGTGACCATTTGTACCAAGGGAAAGCGTGTAAAAACGGAAGTCCGTTCTGTAATTCAATCTTTTTTTCCAGAAGCTGAATTTTCTCAAGTCGCAGTCTTTTGTCATTTTGCGGATCGGATTTAGAGACAGGAGAGGCGGGAGAAATCAAATCCTCAAAAGTTTGAGGAGCATTATTCATCAGCGTCATCTGGTTTGCCGCTCGTTACCAGTTTTTCAAACTCCGCTTCTATTTCAGCCGAAGGAGCTGCGACTGTCGCTTCCCCCTCTTTCCCGATTTCAATGTTCCTCGCCTGCCGTTTCGCTAGAAGCTCAAGTTTATGGATTTTGGCATCCAATGCTTCCATCGTCATTTCCTCAGCCAACTCGTGGATTGCGTCCATCGTAGGCAACTGCTTATGCCCGAGAACGCTTACTAGGTGCATATTCTTACTTTCCACTTGGTGTTTGATGACGGAGCCGCGTGCTTGCTGGGCCAGGGCTACCGTTATTTTAGCTTTCACGTTCAGAAGCGCGGTGTTTAAGACTTCAGTCGGTATTCCGCGAACTAATACAGTCTTTGTATTCGGAAGTTCCAGGATTTCACGAACCTGGTCTATCCCGAAGGAAAGTGCTTCTTCCAGAGCCTTCAAATACGACGGCGGAGGACAAACCAGAAATGCCACTTTCTCCGGACTTTGCATGAACCGGTCGGTAAACCAGCCACGGCCACAGACGCCTCGAATGATGTTTTCAGTATTCACGTGCGGCTGGTTCTGGTTCGGGCGGGGGTCTCGAAGAGAAGCCACGCGGTTGTACTCCTCCCAGAAAGAAAGCCTGAGCCGTCTGTCTGTCGCTTTTGGTCTAAGACGGGAAGGAATGAGGGCCAACAGCTCATCTTCATTTTTCAGAAAAAGTTCAGGTCGCTTTTTGTAGGCTTTTTCCAGGTAGTTTCGTAAAAAATCAGGCAGAAGATTTGGAATGGAGCGGGGATCGTCCGCATTCCACAAATTGGAAAGTTCGGTAGATGTATATTTTTTCTTATCCGGGTAATTAGCCCGGTATTCTCCCGAGACCATAACTTAAATTCTAGGGTACTTATCGGCCCGGAAAAGTCAATAGGCTGCTTTTTTCCGTCCTTTAGCAGCCAACTTATTGAACTTTGCCGCTCCGTACTTTTTTCTTCCTATAGAAGCTGCGAGAGCTTTGGGGTTACTTACCGAGGCTCCGCTCTTATTCGCGAGAGCTTCAGTAAGCGAAGCAAATCTTTCTCCTGAACCAAGCGGAGATTTTTTCTTCTTTTTCTTTTCGTCGATATGCACCATAAAAAGTCCTCCTTATAAAACTCAGAATACATGAATCAAGTACTAGTTAGTGAAGTTTCTAATTTTATGTTTTTGGAGATTTTTTATTTTTGGAGATTTTTTATTTTTGGAGATTTTTTATTTTTTTTCATTTTCAGATTTTTTATTTTTTTCATTTTCAGATTTTTTATTTTTTTCATTTTCAGATTTTTTATTTTTTTCATTTTCAGATTTTTTATTTTTTTCATTTTCAGATTTTTTAAGGCGTGTGGTGATACTAAATTTCGTAAACCCATACACCCCCTACCCCCCGGTCAACAAGCACTCTCCGCACCCTACCCGAACTCCCAGCTCTCCATGCCCACCAGGCAGCCGGCGTCCTCAATCCTTTAATACCCACCACGCCGCGCTTTCCCTCCGGCATTTAATTCCAATAAATGCCTTTTTAACCTCGAATTAATATTGTTTCGAATTAAACCGAATTAAACTCGTATTTAACCCACATTAAATGGTAGTTAATTCGTAAAAGGCTACCAGAGCGGCTTGACGGACACTAGAAACTCGTAAAATGCTCTGGTAGCAGCTTTGCAGGCATTGAAGGCTGAAGAGTGGCTCTAGGCTTGGGTAGCCAGGGGAGGAGAAGGTGACTTTTAGGGTGCAGAGGGTTGGCGAGTGGCGATTTTGTCCTACATAACCTCAGTTTCACCCTAGTCCACACACTCGCATAGTCCAATCAATCTAGCCCAACTTAACCCCTTAATATTCCAAGGGAAATACCCGTTCTGTCCTATATGTCCTATATTATTATTATATATATAATAATATATATACCTATATAGGACCCGTATTTATCATATATACCCTATATGTGGTACCTCAAAATGTCTATAACCCAACCGCCTCGTTTTACCTAGTACACCTAGGACAGAATGCGAATAGCTGAATAGTTCCGAGAACTTGGGCGGGCTAGATTCCCCGTCCTATAAACATTTTCCGGACTAGGTCACCTAGGACAAAAAATTTATCGAATAAATTCAAGTAGTTCCGATAAATTACCCTAGTCCAAACGTCGCCAGAAGCGTTATACGGACTTTGGCGAAATGACAAAAAATGTCAGTGCCGTTTTTTGTCATTATTTAATGCAAAAAATACATTTAATTGGCATTTAAATCGAATTAAATGCCCGTAGGGGCTGGTACAATGCTTGCTAAGTGTTTTAGTGCTGTTCGCCATCGCCACAATTTTGCGGCACGGTTGAATCGGTGGTGTTCTAAGGCATCGTGCCCGGTTAGGACGCAAAGCATGGATGCCTTGTGTCTCATACTGTGCGCGAAGTTGCGGACGGAAAACGGAAAAAAGGAGAAGAATGTGGGATTAACAATGAAACCGGTATTTAACATCAGAAAAGACGAAAACTTGTACATCACCGATACGTGGTTTTCAAACGGTCATTGGGTGTTTAAGCGCGACATTCTTAAATTTCCAAGGTGTCCCAAGCCACTTTTGGCGCTGGAAAACTTAAAATTCGGACGCTACATACGTGGAATCGTGGGTGGTGCTCCCACTGAAATAGAGTTGCCGAATATGTTCGATTCGGTCATACCCAAGCGGGAAGGCTACCGTCTGGTGTCTGATTTTCCGATCGGCGTCACCTTTAAAAACGAAACCGAAGTTAGTGCGTACAAGTACCGCGTGGATGTGACAAGTGGACAAACCGAATTCGAGATTGGTGTGGCGCATCGGTACGTGCCACTGCTCTCGCTTGGCTATGCTTTCGCGAAAACCTCAAGCGAGCCTATTTTACTTTTGAGTGGCGAATCAATTAATGACGATTTGATCGGCGTAATTATGCCGTTAAAACTATGAAACCAAAATATTGCCCGACATGTGAGACAGAAGTAACGGACGCGGAGTGCCCGCATTGGGATTACGAATTTGATCCAAGAGACGAGGAGTGAAAAAATGAAAATCACGGAGCAGTGTTTAGAGCTGTTGGTCAAACGGCTTAACGTTTTAACGCGAAGCCCGCTTATGTCTTGGGAAAGAATCGACGGGCAAAACGTGGCTAACATCGGAAATTATCACTTAAGTTATGCCTACGGTGGAGTGTCGTTGCACCGAATGCACAACACTGGTGGAGGCGTTGAGGATGTGTTTAGCTGCGGGCATATACCTAAGCGGGAATTGTACTACCGAATTAGCGCTTTCATGGCTGGGATAGAAACAGATCGAGAGGAGTAGAAAAATGGAAAAAGAAAAATTAGACGCAGTTCTTGCTGCGCACGCATCTTGGTGTAGGGATAAATCTAAAGGGGAAAGAGCCGATCTCCAGGGAGCC